CGTGGCCTTGTTGTAAAGCTTCACATAAGCTGGAGTTGCCCCGATGTTGCTTGCAAAGAACGCAGAAACTGCCTGAGTGCCGGTAACAATCAACGCCCCGTTAGTTGTGGCTGCTGAGTTTAATGCAAAGTTTGTTGTGACAACTTGCCCAACCGTTGAGAGAAGCCCGCCCTGCACAGTAACCGGCATGGCAAACGAGTTATCGCCAAACGGACGCGGCACGGCTTCAATGCGCTCCCTAACATAATCAAACAATCTTACAAACGAAATCCGGTAATCTGTGCGTTTAATTACAGCGCCGCCGCAGTTAGTGGAGGCAAAATCTGCCGGTACAACCGTGTTACCGATAGGTTGGAGCGTCAGTGTTGTGCTTGCAATATTCTGTACGCGATACACTCCGTCACATCCAAGTGATGTTCCGGCTACAAACTCACGCAATCCGATTACATTGACGTAATCTCCGATAACTACGCCAGACCAAGTGGTGCTACCGACCACCGTCAAAATGCCAGAAGCCAGCGTCGCAGACTGAGCGGCCATAGTCAGCGCACCCAAAGCAGACATCAAATTACCACCCTGAACGCGAGCAACATACCCGCCAAACGTCGTGGCCGTTACCGCTCCGCCCCAGACGATGGTGAATTGCGTCGGGCTAACAATAGACGCAACAGCCGTCGCAGTAACAACGTTAGGGAAGTTTGTTTGATCACGAGCACCATACAACACAACCACGTCAGTAGTGGCTAGGCCATGCGCCACGTCTGTGGTCACGGTTGCGGTTGTCGTGCCGGTTTTGACGGCCGTGACAATTTGCGCGTTTGGAACGGTCAAACCTTTGTTATTTGTTGCCCTGACCCTAAATCTATATTCTTTCGATGCGTCCGGGACAACCTGTGTCCTATTGACTGCGCTTGATGACTGCGAAAGCGAATCCACGGCGCTTGACGACCATTGAGAGCGATCTGGCTGCAACACCAACTTGTATTCCGATGTCGGCTGGAAAGCATAAGTAAATGGCGAATTGATTGGAGCAACAGATGTTGTGGTGGCGACAGTCGTCGAATGGCTACCCGAAACGGTGCCGGACGGCAAAGACTCGCCCGACCCGCTTCTGAGGTAAAAACTGGCGTTAGTAGCCGTTGAGCTCTCGAAAATCATTGACGTGCCGTTTCGTGCGAATCCCAAAGCGGAACGCAAATATACAAAACCGCCCACAAACGGGCCAACAGTCAAAGAGGCGAGAGTTCCGTTAGGCCCGGCAGTCGCTTGAAACTGCGTGGGCGAAACAATTGCAGAAACGACCAAAGATGGATAATTTACGCGACTATCAGGAACACCATAAACGCCAAACCTAGTGCCAACGCTCAAGTTATGATTGAGAGTGGTAGTAACGGTAAGCGTAGTAGTTGATTGAGAAATGCTAGAAATATCAAGATCGGCAATAGCAGGAATTACCCCGAAATCGACGATCTCGTTAGAAAACTCTTGCCCCAAGGTTCTCTGTGATGCGTGAAACCCGAAGCTTCCTTCAACTGGCATTTTGAAACTGGCATTTGCAGTCAGAGCAGTCTCCGTGCCAGCTTCTAATGGGTCTTTCGAGATCACCAGATAAGATGATCCAAGTGCGTTGCCGTCAAGCTGGACAATATCACCCGCAGCTTTTGAAAGCGTCCAAGTGTTAACCGTATCAAAAAACTCAAACGGCTCTTGCAGTTTGGTCGTGACGTTGCTCGAAATAGCGCTGATAACTTCGGCATAAGTGCCGTCGTTCATGTCTTTATTGCGTCGAGTTACGTCGTTGTAACTCTTAATGATATCTGCCATGTTTACCCCCTGAAAAAATGGCACTATGAAAAACTGCTATTAACTTAACTTCATTGCTTCATTGATCTTCTCAACGAGCTTTGCATCACTCCACCGTCGATCAATCTTCAAGCCGATTTTATCAGCTTGTTGCAGCATCTCTTCACGAGTTGGAGCAGAATTAGAAACTTCTTTCGGATGGTCAAGCGTTTCTTCTGGCTCAATGAATTTAATGACAGCTTCGACAAGTGTTTTACTCCACCCGCCCAGCACAGCCGCCTGAAGTTGAGCTTCATCATTAACGCCGATTGATTCATAGGTTGTGCCATTCGGGCCAAAATGAGCGCCTGGGCATCGATAAACAAGAACAGGGAACTCCATCACTTACCCTTCTTCGCCGTCTTGGCGGCCGCTTTAAACGCTTTGGCAGTAGGCGCACCAGCCGATCCAGGCTTGCGCATGCGCTCTTTAGAGCCCTCTTCAATGCGCTCCCGCTTTGCATGAATGTTTGCGTACAAACCTTTTTTCATTTCTTCGGCCCTTTACTTGGCTTGCCTGCTTTCATTGCAGCACTGCGAGCCGTTGATAGTGCAATCGCCACAGCCTGCTTTTGTGGCTTGCCAGCCTTCATCTCTTTTGAGACGTTGGAGCTAATACTCTTCTGACTGTAACCTTTTTTGAGCGGCATATCGTTTGCTCCAGTAAGAAGCCCGAGGATTGCTCCCCGGGCTAGGTTTACAGCTTAGGCAATGCGATACACAACAAAAGTATTAGCAGCCGTCTTGCGGGCGCGGAAGCGTGCAGGAGCGCCAGCAGTTGCGGCCGTTGCAGGTGCGCCAACGATGGTAACGCCAGTATTGACGGTAATCGTCAGAGCAAACGCGGCCAGGGTAATCAGCGAGAAATCAATGCTGTCACCGATTGCAAACTCAGACGCCGCATCCAAAGCAGCACCAGTCGGCAATTGAACGTTACGGTTAGCGGTAGGCGTAGCGGTCACGATACCACCCAAAAGCGAGGCGGCAGTGAAGGCCATAGAGCCCCCATCAGCGATGTTGGTCGGCGCGTCTTGAACTTGCGAATTCAAACGGCCTTGCTGAACCTGGGGAGCCGTGCCGACTTCATAAAAAACAGGCTGGCTTCCGACAGATTCAACAACAATAACCGCTCCAGTGGAGTATGGGCCGAAAACGGTTTGACCGTTGCGGACCGTACCGATCAGGGTGGTTTGATCTGGATATTGAGGGAAGCCAATCGTCTGCGATACCTGGGCTTCGCCAGGGGTAAACACGGCGATAGAATCATTGGCGGGGATGATAACGGTGGCTTCTCCGTTTACTGCGATAACGTTAGACATAATTTTTCCTTTGTAAATTTCAAGAAGGCCGGAGTTACCCGGCCGTATTGCTTAGGTCTGAGAGAACAGGATGATGCCAGACATTTCAGGCTGCTTGTTCACCACACCGAACAACGTGTCAAGGCGGTACTTGGTCTTCATGGTGTTGATGTCGTATTGCTTTTGCATGACCAACTCGATACCTTGGTCAGTAGAAGCACGCATCACAGCCGCACCAGCGTCGCTAGGAACAGCGTAGCGACCTGGGAGGATCTCAAGGCTATCACGCTGCCAGAACGGATTCACGAAGGCCGAAACAGTGTTCAGGAACACGATTGCAGCATTGGAGGCCGTCGAAGTCGCAACGCAGTTTTGGTACTGAACTTCAGCATCAGTACCGCCTTGGGCAGTGATCAGCGGCGGGCTGATAACCATGGTTGTGGAATTCACCACGCTGATGACCCGGAAGGTCTTCAGTTGGCCAGTATCGCCCTTGGTGATGTGATGCACAGCATTGACATTGGCAATAGTAAAGGCGTCGCCGGCGGCCACGTTGGTGGTGCTAGAGACGGTAACAGTTTGGAAACGGTTATCGACGTTTGCGGTTTCACCAGTCGTTGCTACTGCGGTAGCGCGGGGCACGTAGTAGTTAAGAGCCGAGGCGCGGGTGTCGATAGTCAAACCAGCACCACCGGCGGCGGCAGCCTTGCGGTTAGCGTAGTCAAACTTGTAGGTAGAGAAGGAAGCCATCTCACCAACAAACGCCTTGCGCAGAGCCTTATCGCTGATCTCATTGCCGAACGAACGTGAAGCCTTCGACAGATCGTTAGCCATGCCGTTGTAGTCACGGGTAGACAGGGCCAGGAAACGATCATAAGAGGGAACGCCTTGCTCGTTCATGATGGCTTCGCACTGTGCGACATCATCAAAGCCCGAGGCGGCCGAGGTGCGCTTAACAACCAGCGTACCTTGGTTTGCTGCCACGTTCATGATGGCTACGTTGATATCGCTGGCCAGCTTTTGCTTAGCAGCTTCACCAAGGCGGTTTTCTTGCAGCGCGTCACGCAGCTCGGTCGCATTCATGACCCAAGGCACAGCTTTAGAAAAGCCAATAGTCGCGGGCACGGAGAGCTGGGTGAAGTCGTCGAAGTTAGACGACATATCGGTACCGCTGTAGCTGGTAGCGATATAGGGCTGGGGACGCCAAATAACGTTGTTGGTGCGCTCCATCATCGTCTGATCGGTGCTATATACAGCGACGTTTTTGCTCAAAACGAGTGCGTCTTGAAAACCCTCAAGGATGTCTTCAAACGCTACGCGCTCTTCCTTACTGAATGAATTTGCCATGATTAATAGTCCAAAGTAAAAGGTAAATTATTTAGAGGCTGCTTGTTTCTGCTTTTTGTACTGAATGACTTTCGTCATGTTGCCAGTACGCGAAGCTTCTTCGCGCAGCCGTTCAAGTGTTGAATCAACTGAACCGGAAGATCGTCCGGTGCCAGACACAACACGCTCAGGGGGTGGTGCGGATTTACGGTTGGTAACTTTCAAATCTTTCTCCAGTTTGGCAACCGCAAACGCGAACTTTACGGGATCTGTGATCTCGGACAACTCCTTAGCCTTCTTCAGATTCTTACCGAGCGCGTAAACGATCAAAGCTGGGTTATCTGCACCTTGTAGAACGATCCCTTGCTGGGTAATGCTCAAGAGTTCCTGAGCAACAAGTTCAGCGTCTTCAAAGTTCTTAACCTTTAGCTCTGCCTTTGCTTTGCTGTAACCATCAAGTTTAGATTGCCAGGCCTTCTGCTGATTTACTGCCTCAGCTTCTTGCCTTGCTGCTACTTCATCAACTTGACGTTTTCTGTCAAACCAAGCCGCCAAGGCAGACTCGAATTGATCAACGTCGTAATCATGATCCTCAAGCTTTGGTTTAGCTCCCAGCGTGACCGGCTTGGTCTCAGTCTGCGCTGTGGTTTGTAACCTGCTATGAAGTTCCCGATTCTGTTTCTGCAATTCCCTATTCGTCTTACGCAACTCTCGAACCCATTCAGGCGCGTGAGATTGTTCCTCGGGAGGTGGCGCTTCCTCCCCAATAGATACGATGACTTCATCCGATTCGTCATCATTCGTTTCAGATTCATCTGACTTGAGCTCATCATTAACGCTACTGCTATCGTCAATGTTTTCTTCTTGCCCAGAATTCTCGTCTACAAAAGATTCCTCTTCAAACTGATCCTCTTCTCCGACTGCCATTTTGTTCATCATCAGACCCTATCAAACTCACCCATTGAGCGGCTGGGTGGTTGCCGTTACTTAATAATACATTATTCCATCGGTTGCTGTGTATTTAAGCCACCCATAAGCTTCTGCACAGCCTCCGCATTGGCCAAATCGGTCTTGCTCATGACCTCAACAGTTTGAGCATTCTTGAGCTCAGCCGACGCAATTGTTTCAACAGTATCGGCCCGGGCTTTCGCTGCTTTTGCCGTGGCTTCCTCTGCTGCTGCCTGTAGATACATAGAATTAGGATCTTGTGGCGTGCCTTCCATCTCGGCCATAAGCTGTTCTTTCTCTTTGTCAGTAGGCTTGACAACACCCATGCGGAGTAGCTTATTGCGGAAGTATTTGTTTGCGTCTGCGATTCCCTCGCCTTCCATATTCATCATTGCCATAGCGCCGAGCACTTGCATGGTGTCGGGGTCTTGCGTGATTTGAAGCATGCCAGTCAATGCCCTGACGGTTGCCGCCTTCTTGCTTGAGCTCGATGGGCCAACGTCCACGGCCACGTCGAACGATGCTGCACTGATGTCGTTCTCGATGATGACAGCGCCGGTTTCGGAATCAATCATCGGCTTCATAAGATCAACGGAGTCGGTGTCGCCACTTTGCGTGACGACCTTCATACTCCGCTTATCTTCGGTGTAGATTTCCTTCGCCATTGAGAGCCAGATTTCGCCGCAGCGCTTCATGCCCTTGGCAAAGTTGCTCATGTAGATAAACGTCTGCATGTCCACGCGCTGCTGAATCATTTCAACAGCCTTGCCAGATACTCCACTTACCATCTTGTCGGCACCTTGCGGGTTGCCGAGGATGTCTTGCATATCTGTTTCTGTAATCTGCAACAGTGCAGCCATGGCTGGTGGAATCTGTGCGCTCTTTGTATATGCGACAGGACCACTGAGCGACATATTGCCGTTCTGGTCAGTAACTGGATTAATCAGTAGATATGGATAATCTTTAATATTATCTTCAGCCCACATCATTTGGTGCCCTGCAACTTGCTCTGGGCTAAGAATAGGCTTCTCAACGGAAGATAGTGCGCTTATCTCTCCCAGCTTGGAGAGTTGCATGTTCTTGAGTCGCTGGGCATCCTTCGCCAGACGCACATGACCCATGCAACGCTCTACGTTGTCCACAAACCAGCGCTTGCCGTAAACCGGCACGATGGGAATGCATTTTCCTGCAATGTACCCAGCGTCTTCAAGAACTCGGCCACCAGACAAAATATACTTGTGGATTCGTTTCGTCTTGATTTTCTTTTGCCGAACTTCCTTACTCCCGACAGCAAGCAGGGTTTCCTCGAGGGTTTCATCATTCTCGAAGTCTGATTCTCTATACCTTTCTTCCTCTCCTGCAATGGTTTGGAAAATGCGAATGGTCTCAGACTTCTCCTCGACTTTGTAATACTCTGCCACATAAACCACATCGGGAGTACACCAATCAAACTCATACTGGTGAATGACCTTTGGCCAATCTGTTGGATTATCTTCCCAAGTATCTTTGTATGCTTGGCGGGTCATGCTGGTGACGACAAAGCAGAACTTGGCGTCTGACTTGTCTTGACGTTTCGCACCAAGGTCAAAGAACACGGAGCTATCAGCGTCGAAGATAGGCTCGATACGAATGCGTTGACGCTCATCCTCGGCGTCTTCTTCGTCTTCGTATGCTGTGCGAATACGCCAGGCCCCAAAGCCGCCGCCTACAGCCTCCTCGAAAGCATTGTCGTATGCCTCGGTAGCGACTGAGTCTTGCTCATCGGCACGGTAAAGGCCGTCGCATACCTCGGCCAACTTATCGTCTGCCTTGCCATCTTTAGAAACAAAGTCGACGGTGATCCGATTGTTGCGGTACTCGTTGATGATCCTGATGACCGACAAGTGGATTTTGTTTACCTCAAACTTAGGCTTATTCTCAAACTGATCTTCAAGCGGGCCTTCCCACTGTGCGCCACAAATTGAATAGAACCTGCGGTCTTGCAGGCACTGAAGCCGCTCATCGCGCAGTGCGCTTTGCACCTCGTCAAACTGTGCGAGGGCGTCCGCGTGCAGATTCGATAATTTCTGAGTGTTTGAAAGCCTAGCCATGTTTAATCCCTTGGTTCGTTCTGATTCTACCAGCGCTTAACATTAGCGATAGGGGTGAATGTTTTAGGCTTCATTGTGCTAGACCGGCGCACAGCTTCGCAAGCATACCTAAGCGCATCGATAACGTGATTCTTCTTATCTTCGAGCACGGGCATGATCTTGCCCGTAAGAGGATCTGTTTTGTAGCTGTAGAGTGTCAGCTCATCGATTGTGTGGATGCAACGAGGGTGTACTACGATGTCGTAGTTCTTGAGAAACTCAATGCCTTCCTCGACCGATCTTGGCCCTTTAACTGCCGTCATTATCTTCGGAAAGCCATTCTTTTTCATGTGGCTAATTGTTTCAGGCCTTGCAGAATCGGCAACGATGGGCCACTTCTCGGACTCCGGCACGGTCATGAACAAATCCGGCGTATTAACTATCTCGCAGCCCACCATGTAAGCTTCGTAATCGATGTACAGAGTGCGGCCGACGATATGACAGCGCACCAGTGTAGTTGGATCGACGGCAAACCCCCAGTCAGCGCCGAGGCGGTGAATAGCGTCAGGTGGTGCATCGAACTCTTCGACCTTCCAATTCTTGAACACGCGGGTATTGCTGTTTGTGAGGTAACTACCCATCCACACATGCTGATACTTGTCAATGTCGCGCCGCTTGTCGTACTCCATTTCGTCGCGCAGCACGTCGGGGAACCAGGGGTTATCTGTGAAGTTGACAACTTTCTTGACCGTGCGAGGTGGGCAAGAATCGCCAAACAGGGCATCAACTGGGTCGGTTACGTGCTTTGGATTCCACGAAAAATAAAGTTGACTGCCGGGCTTTCTGATTGTTGGCGTCAAAACATCAAGCGATGCTTGACTGACATTTTGAGCCTCTTCCACCCAGCAAACATCCAAACCTTCCATAGATTTGACCGAATCAATGTTCGATCTCAAGCCGGAGAACAAAAACAGCGAACCGTTCGCGCCTCTTATTTCCGTGTCGGTGCTGACGAACAAAGAGCCAAGTCCAAGGCGCTCAATTTCATCATCAAGCAGACGCTTTACAGAATCTCGAATTGACTTTTGAATTTCACGGGCGCACATCACGCGAAGTGGCTTTTGCACCGATCTAAGAATCAGCGCCGACGCAATTGATCGAGACTTTCCAGAACCTCGGCCACCTTTAATTGCAAAGTAGCGGGCACCCTCGTCAAAAAGACAATTTGACCACTCAGGCAATTGCGCTTGCATTTTGTGCCCTTTTTGGTTTTGTCACCGCATCCTCTGGCGTCCAGCCTGCGTCAATCCTATTCCTGATGGTCATTGCCGTGATGCCTGTTCTTCTTCCCCACATAGCTGCCGTCATGGTTTCGCCAAAGGCGTGAATCTTTCGCACATTGGTTCTGGTCTGTGCTTGTTGCATTTGGTCGGCCCATCTGCAATTTCCAGGCTCATATCCTTTGTCAGTGTCAATCCGATCAAGCGAATGCTTGTTTGTTGGCCTTGGCCCCATGTCTTGAATAAAATTCTCAAACTTTATCCATCGCTCACAAACTTCAATCCCTCTTGCTCCGTATCTTTTATAAGAAGAAGCCTTGGGGTTTCCGCAGCGCGCCTTCATAGACATCCACACCCCATATTCCGATGCAGTCCACTTTTTGTCAGCGGTCGTGTATCCATGCGTGCGCTGTTTAATTCCTGAGATTTTTGCACTGTCGGCGTGCAAGCATCCACACGATTTTTTATGGCCGTTTTTTAGATACGTGCTTACGCTTTCTGTTTCTTGGCCACATTCGCACATGCAACGCCAAACGCGCCCACGAGTTGTTTTTCCAATGTCCTCAATTGCCGTCAGTCGTCCAAACTTTTGACCAGTTAAATTTTCTGCAATAGGCATGACAATTATCCCTTTGTTATCACGCCATATTATACATTAACTTAGCTTGGTTTGACAAAGTTGACCGTGATCCCCATGGCAAGTGGCGATTTTTCATCCCCAGACAACTCCAGCTTGTCGCCGTACTTTTTGGGGGCCAGCTTAGATGCCCGCCACTGGCGCGCCCATATCCGCAACTTGACGACCTGCCAATCGTCCGGTGTCGCCATATCGGCCATGCGAATGCATTCGTCCGCCTCTCGCTCCTGCTGCGCGGCTCTGGCAGATGAAATGGCGCTTCTGAATGCCTCGTCTTTCGCCATTTGCCTATAGATGCTTGCCTCTCCTGGACACCAGCTTTCCGTTTCGGCGATTTCGTGTATCGCCCGTCCCCCAGCGATTTCGTCGCAGAGTTGAGCAATCAAGGCGTCGTCCCACACTATTGCATTTGGCATCATTCTGCCCTTTCAGGAATGGTTGCAAATATGCCAAACAAGTCTGGCCGCTTTGCGGCAGCAATACGTAGTTTTGCACGCGCGCCGTTTGATCCGTAGCCGTTCTTGATGGCCAACGATAGATACCGCTTCATTTCTCTGATCCTGGTCATTTCTGGGCTAGCCTTAAGTTCTGCAACCAGCCTTCGACCGTTCGCCGCTCGTTGCTCATTGCTGCAATATGGCTCGTTCCCGCCTTCGGCGACGTTCAGCAGCCGGCAACCTCTCGCACGCGATAGTTCAATCAACCTCCTCTCTGCTTCAGGCCAATTATCCGAGGTCTCTAGAACAATCATATCTGGGCTCTTACCTTCGCTAACCAGCTTATTGATCCATCTGTAAACTGGATAATCGCGCCGGTTGCGGTCCTTCATGTGTCGATAAAACCTTTGCATGGAATCGCGCGCCTTGCCGATGTAGCGAATCGCGCCAGTGTCCGGTTCAAGCAGCGCATAGATTTCGCTGACGGAAACCTCAGTAGAGATGCGCTCTTTATCATCTTTGCTGTATTTTTCGCTCATCTGATGCAGACGATTGTTTGTTGACCCGATCGTATCATTTTGTGAACAATGCCCAAAGAAAGATGAAATCTAAGTGTTTCCCCTAGTGTCTTTATGCAAAACAATCGTTTACATTGGAGTCACTGCGGAACACGAATCAACGGAACGCGCAGCAACACAAGGAGATAGAACATGAAGAACCCTAACGAATTCTGGTCCGAGGTCTCATTCGCTATTGCAATCGGCGCTGCCTTCGGTTATGTGTTTGCCAACTACTTCTGAGCTCATCATGCCACAAACCATCCTCTCTCACCTTCTCAGCCTGATCAGCTCACACAGTGCGCCATTCAGCATAGCCACTCAACTCACTGCCGCCAAATTCAACGTCTCTCCGGCTTATGTCGAACAACTCTTTCATCGAGGTCTGTGATGTGCCCGCTGTGCAAAGGCCCCGTAAAAGTACTTGAGACTCGTGAATGCAAGAAGCAAGGCGGCAAGCGTCGCCGGATGCGCTGCAAAACCTGCCTCTATCGCTTCACCCTCATTAACGACGCCTATAAAGGAAAATCATGAAACTCTCCCACATCTTCGCAGCATTAGTGCTTACCCTCGCCTCTTCAGCTCACGCTGACAGCTGGACCGGCCCAGACAAAAACCTCCACTTCGTTGGTGGCGCAGCAATCGGAGCCGCTGTCACCCTGGCCACAGACAAGCCGATGTACGGCATCGCAGCCGGGGCCGCTGTAGGGCTCGCTAAAGAGCTCTACGACGCACGCAACCGTGCTACCCACACCCCAAGTACCAAAGACCTTATGGTGACCGTTTTGGGGGCTGCTGTGGGCTCATACACAACACACATTGTGATCCGAAAGAACTTTTTAGGCTTTCAGACCAATTTTTAGAAAAAGCCCTACAGACACTGGGGGGCCGCCCTTACACAATCCGCCGAAAGGAGGGGCCCATGGACATCGACACGAACCTGATCTGTAGCGCGCTTGTTTTTCTGTCTTTCTTAATCTTCAACACTGACGAAGACGAATAACCCACCAACCACCAAGGAAAACACCATGGGCGACAAACTCTTTTACATCGACCGCGACGACGCTAATCGTGAGGTAATTGGATGCATGATGATCGTAGACGGCTTCGACAACCACTGGATATGGAGCGAGCAAATGCAGCGCTACATTGTCCGCCGCACCCAAGGCCGCGAAAATGCGCTGCTTGCAGCTATCGACAGCCTTCTGTCAACAATACAGCTACAAGATGAGCGCATCGCAAAACTACAACGCATCGCAGACTAGCTCAAGCCTTTGCCAAAGAAGTACACATCACACTAAAAAAACAATCCGCGCCGCTATGATCGGCATGTAACCCACAAACGCACCAAAAGGCCCTCAGGGGCCTTTTTTTACGTCTCTACATCCTTACCCCCATCCGAGCAGTCCTCGAGCCTCCTTGGCTCTACGATCTTCGCATCGATGACCTCCCCAGCAATAAGCCGAGCCTTCGCAGCCTCCAGTGCATCAGTAATACTAATACCGGTATGCACTATCTCGTGCTTCTGAGTTTCTGCCCACCTCATTTGGGTTTTAGTCCACCATATAAGCGAGCCGGTATCTCCCCTGATCGCCTTCTGATACAGCGTCCCGCCAATCGCCGCATTAGCCTTCGCTTTACCCGCCAATAACTCTTTCCCAAAATGATCTCGCAGCGTATCGCTGTGAATACCATCACGGATCAACGCCGCGATCTGCTCTTGCACCAGGCCGATACCCGATAGTTTCTCAACGTATGCCCTCTCCTCATCAGTCGGAACAAACGGAGCCCTACCCGCATTCGGTTGAGACCCCCCCACTTCCTCTTCAAATTTTCTTGACCGGAATTTTCTACATCATCACTCATGTTAGTGCTCCCTAACTTATCTAGTTGAACCGTACCGAACCATCCCACAAACAAGCGTAACTACCGTAACTACCTAAAGGTAGTAGTTACGTTACGTTACGCACTTTGTTAGTTTTGTCACACCAGCGTAACAACGTAACAGTTACGCTAAAGTTACGTTGTTACGCTCCTTTCCCTGATGCCGATAGCAGCATAGCGCTCGCTTGAACGTTGTCTACGACCACCCATCCGTGTGATGCGTGTTCAATGACGTTGCCCAAAAGTAGTTCGCAAATAGGCTTTCCTTTGGCTGATGGTTTGACGTACATCTGGGCAGATTTATCAGTTAATTCCATTTTATCCATAAGATATTGAATAAACCCAGATCGGCTAATGTATGGTTTTCCGTTTAGTTTTTCTTCCCCGGTTTCTGACCATACGTTATGAAGTAACTTGCTATGCCTATTAATGTTTGTATCCTTTTTTTCTGGACTAACTGATTCCTCCACAATCTCGACAACTGCGCTTGTTACAGGCTGTTGTTCTTCGTCGAGCCATCCTGGTATTTCCACTGAGCGGAGCTCTGCATCGACTGGGTTGGGTAGTTCGGCGTCTTTGGTCTTGCGCTGGACGATCTGCATAGGTACTCCGCTTTTCCCTGGGACGATGCTGATCTCAATATCAAGAGCTCCCTTCCAGGCGCTTGAGCCTCGGGCTCGGTGTTGTGACTCTTCTGAGACGCCGGTGTGATGAACGAGAATCACTGTGCATTTAAATTCCAGCATGAGGCTGGCGCAGGCGTCTAGCATTGTCTTGGCGTCTTGTGCGCTGTTTTCGTCACCGAGTAGGAATCTGTGCAGGGTGTCGATCACAATGACGCTGGGCGTGGTTTTGATGGCTTTAATTGAGTCTGTTACTTTGCGATAACCCTCTGTTGTGTTGAGGTCACAACCTGCTTTGCTGAGCCACATTTGCAGTGGGCCGCTTTTGTTGTAGTGCTTCCAGGCGGCGATGCGGCCTCTTAGGCCGTGATGGCCTTCTCCCGCTAGATAAATCACATTGCCGGGTTTAACTTTCTGGCCTGCCCATTCTGGGGTGTTGCTGGCTATGCGTAGGCACCAGTCTAAGACCACGAATGTCTTTCCTCCGCCGCTGGGGC